TGGACGGACTTACCAAGGTTAAGACAAGCTGCACCGACTGGCAAACCGGCGAAAAGCAAATTCTACCAGCGATCTTGGTTAGGATTTAAGGAGGGTTTAGACCATGTGGAGAGAAGGTAAAATCGAAGTCGAAAATAAAACCATTTATTACTGGATCAAAAGCTTTGACTTAGGCTCCCCTTACGGCATTGATGAAGGTAGGATTTCAAAACTGATGCTAAAGCGAGATGGCCAGATCATTGCAAACTTTGATAGAGGCTGGGACATTGAACCCATAGACGCCATTGCAAAAGCAACGCTTGAAATTTTGATGAAGAAATACAATTAACAACAAGATAGAAACGCATAAAGGAACAGGGCTGCATAGCTCTTTTCCTCGTTACAGAAGACCTTATGGTCTATTTTTTATGTCTTTTTAAAGGAGGTGTCCGCATATCCGAAAACTAAAGAAGTATAAACCAACCTCTTACATGGCCAAGGATTCTCATTACAGCAAGGAGATGGCGGACTATGCAGTCGGTTTTATTGAATGCCTCTCACACACCAAAGGAACCTGGGCAGGAAAGCCCTTTGAACTGATAGATTGGCAGGAGCAAATCATCCGGGATATCTTCGGAACTTTGAAGCCAAATGGCTACCGACAATTTAATACCGCTTATGTAGAAATACCAAAGAAGATGGGAAAAAGTGAGCTTGCGGCGGCTGTTGCCCTGCTCTTAACCTGTGGAGATAACGAAGAACGTGCTGAGGTTTATGGCTGTGCTGCAGATCGTAACCAAGCCTCCATCGTTTTTAATGTGGCAGCGGACATGGTTCGTATGTGCCCTGCCTTATCCAAGATGGTTAAGATTCTGGACTCACAGAAAAGACTGATCTACCAACCCACCGGAAGCATCTATCAAGTGCTCTCTGCCGATGTTGGAAACAAGCACGGCTTCAACACCCATGGCGTTGTCTTCGATGAGCTCCACACTCAACCAAACCGAAAGCTCTATGATGTTATGACTAAAGGTAGTGGTGATGCCAGGATGCAGCCCTTGTACTTTCTAATCACCACTGCTGGAGATAATCAAAACAGTATCTGCTGGGAGGTTCATCAAAAAGCACTGGATATCATGGCAGGAAGAAAGAACGATCCTACCTTCTACCCCGTCATTTATGGCGCAGATCTTGAAGATGACTGGTCCGATCCAAAGGTCTGGAAGAAAGCAAACCCATCCCTTGGCATCACTGTCAGCATGGATAAAGTAAAAATGGCCTACGAGTCTGCAAGACAAAACCCCGCTGAAGAAAATAGCTTCAGACAGCTTCGACTCAATCAATGGGTGAAGCAGGCCATTCGCTGGATGCCTATGGATAAATGGGATGCCTGTGCTTTCCCAGTTAATCCTGAAGAACTTAAAGGTCGCGTCTGCTATGGTGGGCTGGACTTATCTTCTTCCACTGATATTACAGCCTTCGTTCTGGTCTTCCCTCCACAGGATGAAGATGACAAGTATGTGGTTCTTCCATACTTCTGGATACCGGAAGACAGCATTGACCTTAGGGTTAGACGGGATCATGTCAATTATGATGTGTGGGAAAAACAAGGCTTCCTTCTAACTACTGAAGGTAACGTTGTTCACTACGGATTCATTGAGACATTCATTGAGGAACTTGGGATGAAATATAACATCCGCGAGATTGCCTTTGACCGCTGGGGAGCAGTTCAGATGACTCAGAACCTAGAAAACTTAGGGTTCACAGTTGTCCCTTTTGGTCAGGGATTTAAAGACATGTCTCCGCCAACAAAAGAATTAATGAAGCTGACTTTGGAAGAAAAGATAGCCCACGGCGGTCATCCTGTTCTCCGCTGGATGATGGACAATATCTTTATTAGAACCGATCCTGCTGGTAACATCAAAGCAGACAAAGAAAAATCCACTGAGAAGATTGACGGTGCTGTTGCCACAATCATGGCTCTTGACCGAGCGATCCGCTGTGGTGGAGCAACTAGTAATTCTGTTTATGATGATCGTGGTCTTTTAATCTTCTAATTCCATTTTCCATATGATACAATAAATGTAATAGGCTAAGTTTTTATGTAGATAAGTAGAATTATGTGAAGTAAGAGATATATTAAATTATATAGGGGGGAAGGGCTACTATGAATAGATTAAGATTAGTTTTACCGACTATGGAGTATAAAGGTGAAATTATGAATTATAAAAGAGAATTTATTAATAATGGGGATAGCATGGATGGGACTGCAGGGTTGAGAAATGCTGAAAATTTTGAGGAATGGTATAGTGCATTTTGTGATAATCTGAGAGAAGAAAGCGTAAGGGAAGGTTTGGTCCCAGCTACTACATTTTTAGCAATTTCTACTGATGATGGTCGTTTAATTGGGATGATTGATGTTAGGCATCGCTTAAATGATTATTTATTAAAATTTGGTGGACATATTGGTTATAGTGTTAGAAAGTCAGAAAGACAGAAAGGATATGCAACTGAAATGTTAGCATTAACTCTAAAAGAATGTATAAAATTAAATATTAAGAGAGTGCTTATCACCTGCGATAAGGATAATATAGCATCAGCGAAGACTGTTGTAAATAATGGTGGAGTATTAGAAAATGAAATCCCAGAAGAAAATGGGATTACACAAAGATATTGGATAAATTTAGATTAAGACATAATTATTTTTATATAAATGGCATACTTTTTATATTATATGATCTACAGTTATCATGAATTTAATAGTATCAAAATTAAGCATCTATCTCCAGAGTAGGTGCTTTTTTCATGCCCATTTTAAGGAGGTTGATGTCCATGGGAATACTGCAAGGGATATTTAAAGCCCGAGACAAGCCTAAAGATGCTCTTGGTGGCAGCCGCTACAGCTTCTTTTTTGGAAGCACCAGTGCTGGAAAACCAGTCAATGAACAAACCGCCATGCAGATGACCGCAGTGTATAGCTGTGTGAGAATCTTATCAGAGACGTTGGCTGGTCTACCGCTTCATGTCTATAAGTACAATGATTCAGGTGGCAAGGAGAAGAACCTAAAACACCCGCTTTACAAATTACTTCATGATGAACCAAATCCTGAGATGACTTCTTTTGCGTTTAGAGAAACGCTGATGAGTCATCTTTTATTATGGGGAAATGCCTATGCTCAGATTATTCGAAATGCACGAGGTGAAGTTATTTCACTATACCCTCTGATGCCAAATAAGATGACGGTCGATCGCGATTCAAGTGGTCGGCTTTTCTATTTGTACCAGCGTGGAAGCGAGGATGCTCCTACTCTCGGTAGAGACAATCAAGTCTATCTTTCACCATCAGACGTCCTTCATATCCCAGGACTTGGCTTTGATGGGCTGGTAGGCTATTCACCCATAGCCATGGCGAAAAATGCTGTGGGACTTGCCATAGCTACAGAGGAATATGGAGCTAAGTTTTTTGCTAATGGCGCCTCACCTGGTGGCGTCCTAGAACACCCTGGTACCATTAAGGATCCTCAGAAGATTAAAGAATCCTGGAACGCAGCCTATCAAGGAAGTGGCAATGCTCACCGGGTGGCTGTCCTTGAAGAAGGTATGAAGTATCAGCCTATTGGTATTTCACCTGAACAGGCACAGTTCCTTGAAACCAGAAAGTTTCAGATCAATGAGATCGCTCGCATCTTCAGAGTTCCACCTCATATGCTTGCTGACCTAGAAAAGTCATCCTTCAGTAACATCGAGCAGCAATCACTTGAGTTTGTAAAATACACCCTCGACCCATGGGTGGTTCGATGGGAACAGTCCATGTGTAGAGCGCTTCTCATGGAAAGTGAGAAACCTAATGTGTTTATCAAATTTAACGTGGATGGCCTACTGCGTGGTGATTATGTGAGCCGTATGAGTGGTTATGCCACTGCAAGGCAAAATGGTTGGATGAGCGCCAATGATATTAGAGAGCTAGAAAATCTGGATAGAATTCCCGAATCACTAGGTGGCGACCTCTACCTCATCAACGGGGCCATGACAAAATTACAGGACGCAGGCGCGTTCGCAAATACTAAAGAAACGGAGGAACCTAAATGAAGAAGTTTTGGAACTGGGCGCGTGACGAAAACACGGGCGTCCGAACACTTTATCTAGACGGCGTTATTGCAGAAGATTCATGGTTTGGCGATGATGTCACCCCTAAGGCATTTAAAGCAGAGCTTACTGCCGGTGAGGGTGACATTGTTATTTGGCTCAATTCTCCAGGAGGTGATTGCATTGCTGCTAGTCAGATTTACGCCATGCTGATGGATTACAAAGGCACTGTTACCGTAAAGATTGACGGTATTGCAGCCTCAGCCGCCTCAGTCATCGCCATGGCGGGGACAACGGTGCTCATGGCACCAACAGCCCTTATGATGGTCCACAATCCACTTACAGTGGCCATTGGGGACAGCGAGGAGATGAAAAAAGCCATCGCCATGCTTTCTGAAGTTAAGGAGAGCATCATCAATGCCTATGAAATCAAAACAGGCCAGTCAAGAACAAAGCTCTCCCATCTTATGGATGCTGAAACCTGGCTCAATGCGAAGAAGGCCATCGAGCTTGGCTTTGCAGATGGCATCTTGGAGGATGAAAAGAATAGAAATCAGACTGAGGACTTCACCTATGCCTTTAGCCGCAGAGCTGTTACCAACTCCCTGCTGGATAAGGTAAAACCCAAACTAGCAAAAGAGAATACTGGCACTCCAATTGAGTCGCTAGAAAAGCGGCTTTCTTTAATTCAACACTAAATTTTAGGAGGAAAACACTATGAATAAAATTCTTGAACTACGTGAAAAAAGAGCAAAATCCTGGGAAGCTGCTAAAGCATTCCTGGATACCAAAAGAGGTACAGATGGAATTGTATCTGCTGAAGACACTGCAACCTATGAAAAGATGGAAGCTGATGTTGTTGCCCTTGGTAAGGAAATTGACCGTCTTGAAAAGCAGGAAGCTCTGGATCGTGAGCTTTCAAAGCCACTTAACACTCCACTTACCGGAAAGCCTATCTTCCAAGGTATGGAATCCAAAGGCGGCAGAGCCTCCGCAGAATACCAGAAAGCATTCTGGAATGCCATGAGAACCCGTTCTGGTGAAGGGCTTGATCCAGTGATTAAGAACGCACTGCAGATTGGTACTGACACTGAAGGTGGCTATCTTGTACCCGATGAGTTCGAGCGTACCCTTATTGAAGCCCTAGATGAAGAGAATATCTTCAGAAAGCTGGCCAACGTCATCTCCACTTCTTCTGGTGACCGTAAGATTCCTGTGGTAGCTTCCAAAGGTACTGCTTCTTGGATTGATGAAGAAGGTGCCATTCCTGAAAGCGATGATAGCTTTGGTCAGGTTTCCATTGGTGCTTACAAGCTAGGTACCATGATCAAGGTTTCTGAAGAGCTTCTAAATGACAGCGTCTTTAATCTTGAAAACTATATCGCCAGGGAGTTTGCAAGACGTATCGGTAACAAGGAAGAAGATGCCTTCTTCACAGGAGATGGTTCTGGTAAGCCTACGGGGATCCTGGCCGCTACAGGTGGAGCACAGATCGGTGTAACTGCTGCAAGTGCTACAGCTATTACCATTGATGAGATTTTGGACCTCTTCTACTCTCTTAAATCGCCTTACAGAAACAAATCCGTATTCGTTATGAACGATGCCACCATTAAGGCAATTAGAAAACTAAAAGATGGCCAGGGTCAGTATATCTGGCAGCCTTCACTTCAGGCTGGAACACCAGATACCATCTTGAATAGACCTGTTTACACTTCATCTTACGTTCCTACCATCGCTGCATCTGCAAAGTCCATCATCTTCGGTGACTTTGGCTATTACTGGGTAGCGGATCGTCAAGGCAGAGTGTTTAAGAGACTTAATGAGCTCTATGCAGCCACTGGCCAAGTGGGCTTTGTTGCCACTCAGCGTGTGGATGGAAAGCTGATTCTACCTGAAGCCATCAAAGTGCTTCAGCAGAAAGCGTAATGGAGGTGCACTATGAGTTATAACACAAAGAACTTTACCGAACAGGGCGGTGAAAAAACCGTCATTGGTGGAACTCTTGAAATCAAGGATGGTGCGGTCGTTACTGGCCTCCCTGTTCTTGATAATCAAGCCGCAAGTAGTGCTGCCACAGTTGAGGATTTGGTTACGGATTTTAATGCCCTCCTCACCAAACTTAAGGCTGCAGGGCTTATGATTTCAGACTAATGAAAGGATGGTGGCGGTATGACACTGCTGGAGAAAGTAAAAGCAAATCTTATTCTTGATCATTCGGCTGATGATGAACTCCTTGAGATGTACATCACCGCCGCTACCCGGTATGCAGAAAGTTATCAGCATCTTCCTGAGAACCACTACGTGGAAGCAGTTATGCCAGCCACCA